GGCAGTTGGTGGCCAGGAGAGCTGGTCCACAATCAAGGCCTGGGTCGCGGACAATGCCGATGACCAGGAGCTTGAGGCCGTCAATGCCGCGCTTAAGGGCTCCCCGTTCATGGCGCGGGTCATGGCTGAGGGCTTGAGGGCGCGCTACGAGCGTGCCACCGGCACGGCCGACAGCGCTGGAGAAGGGCAGGAGCGTTTCACACAGATGCCTGCGGCGCGGGCCCCCTCGGCGCCGGACAACAAGGCCCTATCGGCTGCCGGCTACCAAGCGGAAGTCGCCAAGCTGCGGCAGACCCTGGGCACCCGCCTGGATGGTAGCGCGGAGTTCAATGCATTACGCGCCCGCCGGAAGGCGGGCATTATCGCTGAGCAGCGCCGCCCGTAGGCTGCCGGATACCCGGTTCCCATATTGCACTTCGCACTGCGAACAACTGAAAGGTTACACTCATGAGTCTTGACACCTTCACCGTCGCCCGTACCGCCCTCCGTAATGGTGGCACCGACCCCCTTGAACTGAACATTGAGGACTACTACGGCGCCGTAATGGGCACCCTGGAACGCCGTTCGGTCTTCAAACCGGTGGTCCCGTTCACCCCGGTCAAGGGTACGTCTATCCTCCGCGTAGAGGGCATCGGCGGCACGTCACTGCAAAAGATCACCCCGGGGGTGACTCCCAATGGTACCGGCGTCGAGTTCGGCAAGACGAACCTCGTGGTCGATACGCCGCTGCTGGCCCGCGTTGCACTGCCCATGCTGGATGTGTTCCAGCAGAGCTACGACAAGCGCGTGGAAATTGGCAACGAGCATGGCAAGACCATTGCCAAGTTCGTTGACCAGACCCTGGCCATCGCGGGCCTGAAGGCCGCCCTGAGCACCACCTCAGCGTTCTTCAATGCCGCCAACGAGCTGGATGGTCACTCCGGTGGTACTCAGTACACCATGGCGGCTGCAGGGGATATCAACGACCCGGCCAAGCTGGATGACTCCATCAACGAGCTGCTCTCCGCCATCGAGGAGAACAAGGACGTGGACGTGCTCAATGACGGGGGTGTGCTCTACGTGCGCCCGGCCCTGTACTACCGCCTGCTGAAGTCTGAACGGCTCATCAGCACCGAGTACGTCACGGCCGAGGGCAACAAGATCGCCACCCGCGCGCTGGCGTCCCATGGAGTCCCCGTCATGGCCTCGCGCAACTTTCCGGCGGGCCAGACCATCGCTGGTCACCTCCTGTCGAACGCGGGCAATGCCAACTTCTTCGATGGCAACTTCACGAAGGTCGTGGCGCTGTTCATGGCGCGTGACGCCATCGTGGCGGGCGAGACCATCGCCTTCACGCCGCGCGTCTTCTGGGACGAGCTGAGCAAGAGCTGGTACGTGGACGTGCACGGCGCCTTCTCTGCCGCCCGCAAGCGCGTGGAGAACGCCGGGGTCATCCTGATTCCCTAATACGCCCTCTCCAGAGGCCAGCCCCAGCACTAGCCCCCACGGGCTGGCCCTGGGGCTATTTTTTTTGTCGCAAAGGGAGTCAGAGCCATGTTGACCCAGCTCGATGTCATCAACCAGTGCCTCGCTTCTATGGCCCTGGCACCTATTACCCTTGCAGAGGTAGCCGGCCACTCCTATGCGGAATCGGCTCAGGCTAAGCTGACTCAGGTCACCTCTGACACGCTAGCCAAGGGCTGGTGGTTCAACGAGCGGCTTGTTACCAACGCCTTGCCAGTCGGCCTCCTCCGCGTGGAGGGGAACTTTGGTCGCGTCCTGTCGTGGAACGGCACGGGCATCTATGACCACCTCTCAGGTGCCGTACTCTCCGCGCCGTATCCAGCTAAGACGCTGGGTTACGTGGACGTAGCATTCGATGCCCTCCCTGCAGCCCTGCAGGCTTACATCGCCGCCCTAACTGTAGTTTCCTTCCAGGCTGAGTTCGACGGTAGCGACGTGAAGCTGAAGCAACTCGCCGGCGAGGTAGCACGCTCGCTCAGCGTAGTGCAGGAGATCGACCGCAATAGCCGCGTGAACTACAAGCGCCTATGGGAGCTACTGGCCTACGGGTGGTGGTTCAACACGCTAGAGTTCACAGCCCCTGTGGGCGCCCCGGCTGCCGTGCCCGCCAGCACGCTTAACGTGCAGGGTCCTCCGCGTATCCCCTTGTTCTTGGACCCCATCACGGGGGCGATATGCCATACCTGGGCGGGCTGGCCTATCTCCGTTGAAGTCCCGCGTGCACGAGCTGTAGTCCAGGTCCCAGTGGAATCTCTGCCTGCTGCCGCCGCTGAATGGTTACGCAAGGCCTCCGCACTGGACGTTGAGCGTGATAGCTTGAATGCTGATCCCCGCCTGCTCGCCGAGTTAACCACGCAGCTCGATGTGAGTTGGGGCGCACTGCGCAGAGAGAACTCTGAGCGCATGATCCTGCGGGAGAGCAGCAGAGACTTCCAAGCGCGCGGGTGGTGGTTCAACACCTTTCCATTATCTGACTGCATCGTAGAGGTATAGCATGCCAGCATTCCCCGGACTTAGCGTCACTGCCGCCCCTGCACACGGGGACATTGCACCTCACGTCGTGTACTGCTCCCTGGTTGGCATTAATGGTTTCGTACCCGTAGATGCCACATGGGACTTTGGAGATGGCAGTCCGGTAGCCTCAGGCCTAACCCCGTCGCATACCTACACCTCCGTTGGCGCCTTCACCATCTCCTGTACTGCTACAAACGCCAGCGCAGCGTCGGTAACCGACACCTTTGACGTAACGGTTGGCGTAGCCATGGATATGGCTGGCCAGGTGCTAGCCTACAATGCTCTACGTGGGCAAGCGCCACTCACACTCACAGTCAACTTCACAGTTAACACGTCTTTTACGGGAAATGTGAACTGGGGATTGATAACACCAGAGCAATTCCTGAATTTTGCCTCGCATTACGAAACGCTACTTCCCCGCTACACACCGTGGACCCGGGTGATCCCCGCTGCTGGCATCTACTACCTAATCGCTAACGTCGGTGGGGACTTCTCCTTAAGCACCACAATCTACGTAGGCGCCGACGAGCCCGTTGTAGTTCCGCCGGTACTCCCTGTTAGGCAGGTATCCGTCGATGCTATACGGGCGCGAGGCACCAGCTCTCATCCGGTGAGCCTCCGCTATTCAGGTGGCGTGCTCGGGCTGTGGGATCACTCTACCGACGCAGCCGTAGACTTGACTGCCCCACCGGAAGGAATCACAATCTGGCGGGAGCTGCCCTTCGAGGAGCTGCCAGTCAAGGCGCAGGAGTACGTGCGTGTCTCTAGTCGCATCGCCTACAATCGAGAGCACGGCTCTGGTGGCAGCTACATGAGTCAACTACAGAGCGAGGCCAAGCGCCTGTTCCAAGAGCTGATGCACGAGCACACCAGCACCCTGCGCAGCAACGTGGGTAATAGAGCCAGCTTGCAGCGCAAGCTAACTGACATCCGCACCGGCGGCCTTGCATCCTCACCGAGAGTGCCCATTCGATGATTCGACTTGACGAGCAGTATCCGGCCCTCAGTGGGGGCCTTGCACAGCGGCCCCGCGCCGACCAAGAGATGTCGGAGCTGGTCGCCGGGCAGAACCTCTGGTACGACAACAGCCGGGGACTCACCAGGCGGCCCGCAATGCGCTTGGTGAGTCAGCTTACGGACGGGGTGTACGACAACACGAGTGAGCCGGCTGCTTCCTGGGGGCCATCCAGCATCACCACTGCGGAGTACGGCAGGCAGGCGGAGGGATACGTCCGCAGCAGCTATGAGCTGGACTACGAGTTCAGAGGACAGCAGTACGCACTGTTCGTGGGTAAGGACCCGCTAGTCTCAGAGGACTCTCGCACGCCCGTTAACAACGCACTCCTGCTTAACTTCAATGGTGAGAATGGCTCCACCACTTTCACGGACAGTAGCCCGAACGCTTTGGTGCCCACTACTGTTTCAGGGGCTACTCTTACGACTGACCCCACGAAGCGCACCTTTGGAACGGCAGCGGGAGACTTCTCCTCTAGTGCAGACTCGTACATCTACTATGCAGCGAACAGCGCCCTTTCACTCACGGGGGCCTTCACCATTCGCTTCACGTTCACACCAGCCGTATCGGGCCTCGTAAGCAGGCACTTCTTCGGGATGTACGGTGGCTCTCACGGTGTGTGGTTCCAGGTTGGCGTTAGTGGGTTCCTAGAATGCTATGCGCTAACCAGCCGAGATACCTCCGCCGTTGCCCCCATCGCTGGCACACAGTACTTCATTGAACTCACTAGGACTGCAACGGGAGTTCTGAAGTGGTACATCAACGGTGTGTTGCAGCCCTCCGTATGGGGCGCGACACTCCTCCCCGTGCCCAGCCCGCTACTGGAGATTGGTGGCGGGCCCTTTATCGGTGGACTACACGCGGGGTACCCCTGCTACATCGACTCCCTGCAAATCCTAGTTGGCTTCGCCTCTAGAGAGACCGCAGTGCCCACGCGCGAGTTCACTCAGCCGCAGTTAGAACTAAGCGAGCCAACTCCTGACACCAACTACTCGCCCGTCTATGCCGTGCGCAAGGCGGATGGTCGGCGCATAGTCGCACCCATCCCCGGAGCTGGTGTGGCAGCGGCCTTGGCTCTTGGGGCAAACGCTGCGGCCGTTGTGGGGGACCTCCTAGTGATAGCCCCGCGGCACGGCGAGCGGCACACCAGCCACCCAACCTACACGGTGAAGCGCCCCTGGGCTGTAGCTGACAATCAGCGGAAGTTGGCGGCGTGGGTTCGCGGAGGGGCCTTCGCTCGCGCGTACAAGGTCGCACTGGTGCGCGGGGACACGCGCCTGTGGGTGCAGTACACCACACTGAGCGAGGCCTACCCGGCCAAGCTGGATACCTCGGACATTCCGGTGACGGACCCGGAGTACAGCAAGAAGATAAACGACCGGACGCAGGCCTACAACGCGGCTGCTACGGCGTGGATTGCCTCAGCGCTGTCTGACGTAACGCCGGAGAACATCGCCACACGTCTGTCTAGCGCCATTAACTCTAGCGGATTCCTTGGGCCCGCTGGGTCAGTCACCTCTGCAGGCGCGTCGATCTTGATTGACGACGTGACCGTGGAGGAGGTCTTCGTGGATGACGGGGGAGACGGCAGCCTCATTCTGGCAGGGGGTAATACGATTCCCAGTGCCAGTGCTGTAGTCGCCCAGCACCTACCAGGCAAGATTGTGAGAGTGCTACCTGGTAGCGAAGGCGGGGCCAACTCTTTCTACCTGAAAGCCGTAGCAAAGGATCAGAGCCTGGGTGCGCTGACGCAGGTGTCGTGGTCGGAAGTAGCAGGAGAGGAGCTAGTACAGTCACCCTACTTTGTCTACGGGGTCATAGCACCAGCGGCGGACCCAATTGCCTACCCAGAGGGTAGGCTGCACCTAGCGCTCACTGTAGAAGAGCTAAACGCCGCTGCAGGCACCAGCTTCCCGGTGGTGGCGCCGAACATCAGTGGAGACCTAGTTACTAACCCCCCACCATCCTTCTACGAGAAGGAGGTCTCGGCCCTAGCTGCGTTCCAGGATAGACTCGTGGTGGTGTGCGCTGGCGGGGCCGTGACGGCCAGTCAGCCCGGGGACTACCTCAACTTCTTCAGGACAAGTGCCCTTACCACCCTCAGCACAGACCCCGTACCATTCCAGATCATCGGTGGGGAGGGGGACACTGTGCGGCACGTAGTTAAGTACGACCGCAACCTACTGCTAGTCGGCACACAGCAGTACATGATCCCGGGGCGTAACGCCCTGGCGCCGGGGCAGGCCGCCGCATCCATCTACAGCTCGATACCAGGCATGGCTACAGTAGAGCCCGTGGTAGTCAGCGGGATGGTGTTCTTCGCTCGCTACAATGGGGGGCGCACCACGCTTCACGCCATGACAGCGGGCAAGGTAGTAGAGGACCCCACGGTGATCGACCTCACGGTGCAAGCGCCCAACGCCATAGCCAGCAGGCCGGTAAAGCTGCTGTCCACGGCCACGCCCGACACAGTGCTGATCCTGACTACTGACCCACGGCAGAGCTATCTAGCTACGATTGGCCCCAAGGCTTCCGCGCTGTGGCCGTGGACAATCAGCGTACCCACGGACGCAGTGCCTGGGGGGGTCGTCGCCAAGCACTGGTCCGTAGTAGGGGCCTATGAGCACGAAGGGGTATTCAACTACCTGTGGCAGGCCCGCACCCTGACTGGCCCCGTAAGCCCATGGAATGTACTAGTGAACTACCACTTGTCCAGCCAGGACTTTCGTGCCACCTACTCGAACGCCGGCTGGTGGGACGCGGCCCTTGGGGCTCTGCCATTCGTAGGCTATGGGGACTTCGACACCTTTGGCCTACTGAGCGGCTGGTCCGGCGAGTACACAGCCCAGGCGGACCTCGTAGCTCCCACGAACTACAGTGATAAGGGGTTCCGGGTGCCCATCGCTAGTACCGGTGCTGGTGCTATGCGGGAGCGCCGCCCGCTGACCGTGGTGGACTACCGCGTGCACTTCAGCGATACCAGCTACGCCCGCGTCATACTGGGTTCGGCGGTATGGTGGGCGCAGGTAGCACGCAATCCCGGGGGGGCTGGCGAGTTGCAGGACGGCGGCTGGGCGTTCCGCCAGGACGCGGGAACCCCCTTGACAGAGCCCGCTCTGACCGCTACGGCGGACTTCCTCTCCACCATCCCGGTGGGCCGCTTGGTACATCAAGCGTCCGTCAGCGTCCGCAGCGCCGGGAAACATCCATTCACCATCAGCGGAGTCAAGTGGACTGGCGCGCTGCACGTCAGGAGTGATCGTGGCTAAAACAAGTGGCGTGAGCTCTGCGCAGGCGCTCTCAAGCATCAGTCAGATTGGTACGTCCTTGATCTCGAACTACTACGCCAGGGGGGTGGAGAGCGACCGCAATAAGGCGCGCGCAGCGAGCGCTGCTACATCTAATGCGCTGCGGAGTGCCTCAAACGAGGCTACTGCAGCCTTAAGTACTACGCAGCGCTGGTTGCAGTCACAGCGTACACAGCGGGCTATCAAGAACAACGAGCAGCTATTCGCAGAGGGACAGGAGGCCATAGCGGCCCTCTCCGCTGGGCGGACGGAGGCGGACTTTCAGGCGCAGATCAGGGGGGCTCAGGCGGCCGGCGCGAATGCGGCCCGTAGCGCCGCTGCAGGGGTGGCTGGGGATGCTCTCCCCGTAGAGGTGGCTCAGGGCCTCGCCACGGCCCGCGCAAGGGCCTCCGTGAGCCTTGCGGCGAATCAACAGGAAGACGACCTTACGGTCAAGTCCAGTCGTGCGGCTGCCTCAGCGGCAGTAGCGGGGGACCTTACAACCCTGTTACCAGGTCTTGATCGCCGCTTTTCCGTGGCCCAGACTACACACAATATACCTAGTACATGGGAGACTCTCCTCAACGGCGTGCTCGGCCTGCCACAGGGGGAGTTAGGCAACCTAGCGCAGGCTGCTGCTCCACTTGCTCAGGGCGTGGTGGATTGGGGCAGGCAGCAGTACAACGACCGCTTTACTGACAACGCCCTGTGGGGCAAGGAGGACCAGTAATGGCCGATGACCTGACAATCCAGGCAGGCGTCCGCACTGGCGGCGGAGCTACCCCCAACATAGGGGCCGACCTGCCACAGGACAGGACCAGTGAGACGCTGCAAACTCTCAAGGGCTTCTCCAAGTTGGCAGGTTCCATCCTCGCCCCCATCGTAGAGCGGGAGAAGAACGCCGCCTACGTGGAAGGCGTCACCGAAGTGATGCGTGGAAGGACTACGGATGAGATTGCCGCCGAGCAGCCCAAGTGGGCTCGCGTGTTCGGTGATAACTACGCCGTGCAGGGGGCACGCATGCAGGAGGCGGCCTCCGTAGGGACCCGCTTCCTCAGCAGAGTGCAGACCCAGATGCCTGAGCTGCGCAAGCTCACCCAGGACGGGTTCAGCAGGTACGTGGCTGACGCTATGGAGGCTGACCTTCCCACTGACCCGCAGGCTGCACTTCTGGCTAAGCAGCGTATCCTGCAGAGCCTCCCGGAGCTGACTGGGCAGTGGAGCAGGGCCAATGTGCAGTACGGCCAGGAGCAGGCCTTGGTGCAACACACAGAGGCCATTGGTGCCGCAGTAGGTCTGCTGAAGACTGGCGAAGAGTCGGCGAGACTAAACCCCGCCGTCATGGACCCAACACTGGATGACAAGGCCTGGGGGCAGTTCCAGGCGGCCATGACTGCCCCCATCGGGGTGGATGCTGCAGTGCATGACAAGGTCGTGAATCGCGCCATCATAGGTGCGCTTGGAACTCCTGGTGGGGTAGCCCTCTACGCCACTCTGCAAAAGAGGGGTATGTGGGACACACTCCCCCAGGATGTGCAGGATAGGGGCATTACCAACGCCAGACAGCAGGCTGGCCAAATGGTACGGGCTGGTGAAGTCCCCCCAGAACTAGCGCAGGAGGCTGCGGCACTGCGAGTCAATGCCGCACAGTACACAACTGAAGAGGTGACTACCCGCATGTTGGACATCAACAAGCGGGTAAGCGCCTACACGGGTATCCCCCGTGAGTTGTACACCATGTTCACTGGTCCAGAGCAGGAGCAGGTGCTCAAGGAGCGTGAGTCCCGACTGCGCACTCTAAGGGAGGCGGCCGACCGCAAGGAAACTCGTGAGGCCCTAGCTCGCCTTGCACAGGCGCAACGAGCCCAGACAGCGTGGCTGGCTGGGCAGAAGGCCCGGGACAAGGCTGATGGCGAACGTAATGACCTGCTATCTGCTCAAGCTGCATTCAACCTCACGGGACCAGGTGCGGCTGGTGAGCAGTTGGCTAGCTTACCTGTGAAGGCACGTAACTTTGCGGTGCAGGCAGTTGTGTCCGGTACGGACCCACACGGCTTCCCTGTTGGTAGCACCAAGTGGAGTACGGCCGTTGCCAATCGCGCTGAGATGTACACGCGCATGCTTGGTGATAGCAGCCTCCCAACTCCAGCGCTGGTTAGGGACAGCATTCGAGTTCCGCTGAGCCAGCCGGAGTTCGGCGCCGACGTGCAAACGGCCGTCGCAACGTCTACAGCCATTAGGGACCCCGCTACTCGCGCAAAGGTACTGGGGTCTGACATGGCCCGGCTGGTAGACACCTACAACTCCCTGTACCAGGGGGCAATCTCAGTGGACCCAAAGACTGGCGCCGTGGTTCTACCAAAAGACCCACAGGCAATCTGGACAGCCGCCAGGGCGCGGGCGGAGAGAGTGTCCATCACGGGGGGAGAGGAGGGCAAGGCCCTCGCACAGGAGCTCTCCGTGGAGGCCGGTTTCTCCAATGGGGATATGGGTGGAGAGCTGAAGAGAGCCTATGACCATGCCCCGATCATGCCCGAGGAGGCTCGCCGCAAGTTCGCAATTGCAGAGGTGCAGAACAAGGCGTACCCACTTGGTAACCTGACTGTACTGCGCGGACTCGGCAGCAGTGACCAACCAGAAGATGGATTCGGTGGGCTAACGGGTAAAATGGCTATGGCTCAGCAGGCGTTAACTCTACCCGCCCTAGCCTCCACAATTGGGAAGAAACTCAATTCTAGTGAGCCCCCTGTGGTAGTGCGCGGTCCGAACGTTAAGGGGCAGGCGCAGTTCATTATGGTGTACTCCACGCCAAGTGGAACTCAGTACAGAACCATCACGGGAAATGACATGCGCTTAGATGCTGAAGCTGCGTATAAACCCAGCACGGGCGCTAGCACGGTTAAGCCAGCAGGTCCGCAGTTTGACCGGACTCAGCTACCCAGAGTGCGTAGCTCTTCGTAACCAAGTAAAGGAGCCACAGTGGCTGACATCATGCCTCATGAGACCCATGACGACATCGCCTCCCGCATAGCCGGTCCACAGCCCGAGAAGGCCTCCTTCGCGGAGGTGTTCAGCGCAGTGCGTAGGGATGAGCGCTTCGGCCACGAGGCCATCTACCAGCTATTCAACGGGCGCGAGCTGGCTGACCAGGACGCACAGGAGAGCGCGGCCCAGGGTGGGTGGAATCCGGAGGCGGCTCTACGGGATGCCATCTCGGGGCAGGAACCCGACAAGGCTGCCTTCCTTGTGGAGAACGGCTGGCGTGGCCCTGCATCCTTGCGTAGGGCGCAAGCCCGCTGGGCCGCACGGGAGGACACCGACCGCACAGTAGCCAGCGCGGGGGCAGTGGTGGGTACCCTCGCCAGTGTGGCTGGCGACCTCACTAACCCGGTGGCCGCTGCGGCGGGGATGCTTGGCGGCTACGCGGTAATGGGGGGCCGCGCTCTGCTGGCGGCAAGGGCGGGAGGTGCAGCAGTGCGCACGGGAGTAGTAGGCGCTAGGGCCGCCCCCTGGGCCGCGCGCCTAGCCGACGAGGCAGTTGGTGGCGTGCTGGGTAGCGTTGCCTACTCCGCTATACAGGACACCCTGGGTGGACAGGTCATGGACATCGGAGACTACGCGGTAGACGCCGCGGCCGACGCTGCCGGCACTGTAGCGCTATTCGGTGCAGCCAAGGGTGCAACCTGGGCTGTGCGCAAGCTGGCCGCTGCCGCCCACGTACAAGGAGCCCCCAGCTCAGTAGGCGCTCTGCGCGATGCAGGACTGGAGCCCCCGTTCACACCGCCAGATAGGCCCACACCCCCAGAAGTAGCAGCGAACGCCCAGCAGCAGGCTGAGGTCGCAGCCCGGGCTGTGGCTGAAGTTGAGAACCCCCCGGCCAAGAGCAGCGACGACCTATTCGACGAGACCTACCGCAAGACCCTCCTCGGGGAAGACACATCGAGTCCTACACCGCCAGCGAAGACACCAGCGGAAGAGGCTATCCCCGGGCTCGCAGTTACCGAGGTATCCCCAGAGGGGGTGGATGAGTTCCTGCGCGTGCAGCGCAGTGAGTGGAACCCCCCTGGTGGCGCAGTACGCGGGGCCACCGATGACCCTGTATCCTCAGCCTCTTGGAAGGCGGACGGAAACAGTGTGGCGTTGAGAGAAGTCATGTACCCCGCTATCGCATCCGGGCAGATGGACTCTAGCAACATCTGGGCGGGTGACCTTCCAAAGAAGGCGGACGGAACCTTCGATGTAAAGAACTCCGCGGCTATGGCCCCAGTGGTAGAGGAATCTGCAGCCTTCGCTCAGGACTTGCTCTCCAGACCTCTTGTACGTGGTGTAGCCGTAGCGGTGCACCCATCTGCCCTAACCCGCGGAGTGCAGGCCTTGGCTAACAACCTCGCCGAGGAACTTAGGGGAATGGCGAGCAAGTATCTACCGGACACCAACGTGCGCCTAGGGCTGGCGCCCGTGTTGAACTTCAACACCGGTACTCGTGGAGCGGCCTGGGGAGCCCCCCAGGGGCACATCATTTCAATACGTGCTGATCTCGACGGTACTACTGCCACACGAACGCTGATCCATGAGGTGGGTCACGTAGTCATGATGGAGTACGGAAGATTCCTAAATGACGCGGAGTTCAGCCGTCTACGTGATGCCTACCGGGCATTCGTGATCGCCACCGACCCCAGCGAGCGGGCGCTAATGCGCTTTGCTCCGGGCAACTCTGCCCTAACAACAGTGGAGGGCACTGTGCAGGCCGGTAAGAGGACGGACGATTACTTCGTCAACCTCGCGGAGTTCGGGGCTGAACAGTTCGTCAAGTTCGTACAGAAGGACCCTGCTGGTAGCGGGCTACCAGAGCGCACCTGGGCTGGTATACAGCGGGCCGTGGCTGTCGTAATGAGGGTGTTCATGGATGCAAAGCAGCGCAAGCTGCTGGATGCAGAGGAGGCCTTTGAGGACTTCTTCCAATCCGTACTGGACGGGAAGATGCAGGGGCGAGTGGCGCGAGAGGGGGCGGGTTCCCCCAATCAGCCTGTGGGTGTTGATGTGCAGTTCGACGCAGACGATGCTGCGCGTAAGAAGGCTGCTGGTAAGGTCGTTGGGAGCGTGCGGGCACAGGCCACTGATCGCATGAGAAAGGGTCTGTATGACCGGGCCGCAGTAGCCATGGCCAACAAGCCTATCCGCACCGAGCGCCTTCGCACAATGAACCAGCACCTGGGTGGGGGCCTGTCTGACGGGCTGATCCTGGCGGGAGAAGCTAACCCCGGTATACAGTTACTGGCCTCTCGCCTGTCTGAGACTACGACTGGGGCGGCTGGGCGCGGTGACACCGCAGCCGTAATAGCGAGGTACACCCAGGAGAAGATAGCGGGGCGAATGCTCCGTTCGTACACTGCAGCATGGCACGACTGGTCCTCAGCGAACGGCGTGGTATGGTTCCGACGCTTTGGTCAGAATGAGCAGCGTACTCGCTTCGATCTGGAGGTGCAGGCGGAGATGTACCGCCGTCGCTCCTCCCCGGAGGAGGTGCTGCCGGAGTACTCCCCAGTGAGGCGCGCTGCCGATGCGCTGGATGCCTTAAATAGTCGGGCCGCTAAGGAGGGTAGGGCGGCGGGCATCTTGGGTGCCGCTAACCTGCCCGAAGGGGACAGCCGTGGCTACTGGACACAACGCCTGGACGGTCGCAGGGTGATCGAGGCCACGCCAGAGCAGCGGGGGGAGCTGGCTGTGGGGCTCACTGAGCACTTTCAGAAGCACTACACACTGGAACCCACGGTGGCTGCCGCGGTGGCTGATGTGTACATCCGCAACGCCATTGCTAAGATTCATGGCACGGGAACCGTGCAGGTGGACGTGCAGGGCAGTGTCGTGCGCTCAATACGAGAGGAGATGGAGCACATTGCGGATGGAATCAGCGACCCCGTGCTGAAGGAGAAGCTCCTGGAGAGTACCCAGGGCATGAGCAACACCAGGCGCAGACTGGACATACCCTGGGACAACGCGGCGGTGAGCCGCTTCTTTGACTCAGACATGGTAGGCCTCGCCCGTGGATATACCCGGCGCATGGCTGCTGAGATTGGTACCACGCGCACTGGCATGCTCGGTCTAAAGGGGGTGCGGGAGCTTCGCGCCGCGGCGCTGAGTAACGGGCCGGTAGTCAGTGAGCGGGCCGTGCAGGCCCTGGACCGCATCATCGCCGAGATGTTCGGGACGCCCGTACCTGGGGCTGTAACCAGCGTGGCGGCCTCAAACGCCCGGTCACTGACGGCCATGGTCCGCCTTGGCGGGGCGGTGTTCGCGCAAGCTGGTGACATGATGAATGTGGCCGCGGCTCTTGGGACAGCATCCGCGTTCCGCAGTATTACCAACCTGCCCCGCCTTGTACTTGATCTAAAGCGCATGGTAGGTGGGGCTGAGACTGCCAGCATACTACAGGGGGTTGATAGGGCAGGGGGGCAGATAGGCCTGCGGCAGTACCTGATCGAGGCGCCCCTGGCGCCAAGCGACGACATGCTCAGTGAGTACACCCGCACACCGGGGATTCTGACCCAGCTCATTCAGCACGCCGGCTACGCCAGTCAGAGCATCAACTTCTTCCGTGGATTCCTCGCAGTGCAGCATAGGCATGTCGCGGAGGAAGTTCTTAAGCACGTGGTGGATGCCCACGTGTCTGGGAGTAAACTGTCCACAGCCGTTAAGGACATGGGGTTCACGGATGAGCTCGTCGCTAGTCTTAGCCCCGCGGTCAAGTTGGACGGGAAGGGGCGCGTCACTGGGTTCGACCCGGCGCTGCTACCAGAGGAGAAGGCGCAGCAGTTCATGGTCAGCCTGCATCGAGGTGTAGGCCAAATGATCCAGTCCAACTTCGCAGGCGAGAACAGCTCGTGGGCGCACAATGACTGGGTGAAGATCATGACGCAGTTCCGCACCTTCAGCTTGACGGCCAACGAGAAGCAGATCGCACGGCGTAGAGCCAATGCCTCAGACGACGGGGGGATGGCTGACGGCTACGCACACGTAGTAGGCCATCTCACCGCGCAGATGGCTGTGGGCTCGCTTCTGTACCTCGGGCGCGTGCAAGTCGGCCTGCTGGGGCTCGACAAGCGTGAGCGGGCGAAGAAGGCTAAGGCAGCCCTAGGCTGGCCGGCGGTAGTGCAGGGGTCCCTGAACGCGAGTACTCTGTCAGGATTTACAGGAGACGCCTGGTCGGCCCTCAGTGCCTTAAAGGGCTGGCTACCGGAAGACGTGCAGGCGGCTTCCGGTCTGCGCGGTGCGAGACCGGGCTCGCTACCTGAGACCGTACCAGTGATCGGACTAGCTGCGCAGGCAGGTAAGGCACTGCAGAATCCCACTGCCCGTAAGCTGACGAAGCTCCTACCTGGGGCGAATGCACCCCTGGTGATACCGTTCCTAAACATGCTCCCTGACTAAGCCGAGGACCCACTTAGGTGGGTGCCCATATTGCAAACCCCACCAACCTAACCTATACTCAATAATGGACGACAAGACCACACTATATCCACTCGCTGCGGGCGCCGGCAACGTAGGTGCCTACTTCTGTGGCTTGTCCGTCCCTGACTGGGTTGGGATAGTCACGATTGCTTATCTGATCGTCATGGGCGGGATAGCACTGCACAAGCACATGAAGGAGCGCAAAGATGGAAGATGACAAGCGCGCCGCCACCGAATCTCAGGGTGCCAACCTGCACCGGGAGTTCTGCGTATTCCTACTGGACAAGCTCCGGGAGAAGGACGAAGACGGGAAGCCTACTATGTCTGCCAGTTGGGGCACGGTGATTCGTGGCTTCCTGAACGACAACAGTATCACTATGGTGCCAGACGAGCCTGGAACTCCAATGGGGGAGCTTGCCGCGGAGTTTCGCGGGCGTAGGCCCCCACGAGTAACCCCGCCGGCGTTCGACCCTGAGCGTGACGTAGAGGTGCACTAATGGCCCGCGAAGGTGACAAGGCCGCCCGTGGTCGGGTTGCCCGCCTTCGGGCGCTGCAGGAGGAGTACCCGGACTTCGTTCCATTCCTACGGGATGGGATGAGGTTCCTGGGCTTCACCACCTCAGAGATTCAAGAGGACATCGGGCGGTACATGATGTCTGGCCCAGACGACCTCATGGTACAGGCCCAGCGGGGAGAAGCCAAGACGACCATCGCGTCTTTCTTCGCCATCTGGTGCCTTATCCACTCACCACACTTCCGAGTGCTGATCGTGTCAGCAGGTGGAAAGATGGCGAACGAGATAAGCACACTTATCACGCGCGTCATGCTGGCTTGGAGTAAGCTGGAGCCACTTCGACCCGACCGCTCAGCAGGAGATCGTACCTCTGTAGAGGCGTTCGACGTTCACCATAGCCTGAAGGGCCCTGACAAGTCCCCTAGTATCTCATGTTGTGGTATTGGGGCGCAGCTCCCCGGCAAGCGTGCAGACCTGCTTCTAGCTGACGACGTGGAGAGCCCCAAGAATAGTATGACCGCGGGCAACCGTGAGATTCTACTACACCTCACGCTGGAGTTCAGCTCACTGGTGACTGACGGGCAAGATGAGGACGGCGACCGCGCACCGGGCCGTACAATCTGGCTGGGCACGCCGCAGACCGGAGAGTCAATCTACAATACTCTACCGGGCCGCGGAGTCACAGTCCGCATATGGCCTGGGCGATACCCCACAGCCGAGCAGCTACCCCTATACGGGGATATGCTCGCGCCGATCATCCGCAGTCGCCTAGATAAGGACCCCACACTCCAGCTAGGGGGAGGGCCCGCTCTAGACCAGGGCCAGCCCACTGACCCGCTGATGCGCTCTGAAGAAGCCTTGCTGAACCGGGAGCTGAACCAGGGCCCAGCGATGTTCCAGCTTCAATTCATGCTGAACACCCGCCTGCTGGATGCTGACCGCTACCCGCTCAAGCCCGAGAGCCTAATCGTGATGCGCCTTGGCACTGACAAGATGGTGCCACTGGTGGTCACAGCGGACTTTGACCCCACCAAGCTGATTGCCCGAGCAAACGGGTCCTTCTCGTTCAGGGTGTCTCGCCCCGGGTACATCTCCGCTGAGGTGGCTAAGCTACCCCACGTGGCCATGTACGTAGACCCCGCGGGTGGTGGCGCGAACAAGGATGAGACGGCCTACGCCATTGGGGCGGTACTAGGCTCCACAGTGTTCACCCTAGCTGTTGGTGGCTTCCCCGGGGGCTACGGGCCAGACAGCCTGAAGGGTCTCGCCGCACTGGCAGCCCTGTGGGGTGTAGAAACGGTCGTGATAGAGAAGAACTTCGGTCACGGCTCGTTCCGAGAGGTCTTCGCCCCAATCCTGCTGCAAGCGCACCCAGGTGTAGCTATCGCTGACGATCAAGTCAGCGGGCAGAAGGAACTACGGATCATCAACGTACTGGAGCCAATCATCGCGCGCCGGTCCCTGGTGCTCAACAGCGATGCCCTAGACGAGGAGTGGGCTAGTGCCATGAAGAATGGCCTGCGGGAGGGCGTAACGTACAGCCTGCTGCATCAGCTCGCCCGCATCACGCGGGAGAAGGGCGCCCTGGTCCACGACGACAGGCTGGACTCCCTGGCGGGCCTGTGCAACTTCTTTAAGAAGCAGCTCACAGTGGATGGGGAGAAGGTACTCCAGGCTGTGCAGAGGAAGGCTTACCTTACGATGGTGAGAGACCCTATGGGCTACAACAGGTACAGGCATAAGGTAGGAAGTACTGGACCCAAGCTAGGTAGGGGCCGGCGGTGAAGATTAAGAAGACCCCTGTAGCGGCCTGCCGGCGCTTTCTCACAGCTCTGCACACGCTAACCTTCCCGGACGACGAGGCTCCGCGGTGGCGCAAGGATGGGGCTGCGTGGCTAGTACACGACGACTCCAAAGAGCTAGTGGCATTCCTGTATGCTGAGCCCCTTAGCGAGGACATCTGGTACTTCTCCCGCGTCGGAGTAATGCCCGCTGCGCGGGGCCAGGGCCTGCAAGCGCAGCTCATGGCCCGCCTAGAGGGCTGGGCTAATCGACAGAAGGTGCGGCAGTTAATCAGTACCACCTACCAGAACCCACCGAGCGCTAACAACTTCGTGCGAGCGCAATGGATGACCTACCTACCGGAGTACCCCTGGGGCGCCCCGGACACAATCTACTGGAGCAAGAAGCTGCATGCTGCCGAATGAACTGCCTACACCCCCGAGCATCCCCGGTGCCTACCGCCTACAGCGAGAGGTAGCTAGAGCCATAGACTACGCTCGAAGCGCGAGCCAGCACTCTCCTGACTCCACCATCGTGGGGGACCTCCGAAACTTCCTGCGGGCCGCAGCCCTCCTACTGCCCTCGGGCAAGATCATCAAGAAGGAATCTCAATGACCATCGCATCCCAAGTTCAGCAGCTCCGTGGCTTCTCGGGTGGAGAGGAGTTCCGCGAAGCCGCGGCGCGCATCCTAACCGAGCTGGCCCGGAAACCGGTAGCCGGTAGTGCCACCCAGGCCAACGACCTGTACGCCCTGGCCTCCCAGATTCAAGCGGCGGCAGTCGTCGTGAACGCTGGGGCGGCTGCTGCCGTCGCCGCTGCCCCCACTATTGCCAGCCGCACCCAGCCCGTCGGTGTCAATATCATCACGGTGAACTTCACTGGCGCGGACCTAGGTGGATACGCTCTTCCAGCCCACTGGGCTACCAATCCGGTGCGTACTATCACTGGGGTGCGGCAGACTGGGGTGCGGCAGCTCCAGATCACCTACGATGGAGTGTCACTGGTCAATACCAACACCCTCGCGTTTGACAACCCCGCATCGCCTACTCTCAAGTCGGTGTACGGGGTGCCCGTCGCGGATGCCGCTGCTGCGGCCATCACGGTGAGCTAATGGTGGCCCCCCGGCCGGTACTCCTGTGGGTTGCCACGTGGGTACTATCCGTCTCAACGGCGGGCCTTGTCCTCATACAGAACTTCGAGGCATCCCCAGGGGGTCCTGTACCCCTCCGGGGGTACGACGACGGGGTTGGTGTCTGGACGATCTGCTGGGGCCACACCAAAGGCATCACGCCGGCCAGCCACGCTACAATGGCGCAGTGCGAGCAGTACCTCAAGGAAGACGTGGCAGTGGCCGAGTCCGCTATTCGCCGGTTGGTCAAAGTGCCAGTATCCCAACCGATCTTCGATAGCTTAGCTTCCTGGACCCTCAACCTGGGCTCGGGAAACCTCGCCCGCTCCACTATGCTCCGCCGCTTCAACGCACGTGACTATGCTGGTGGGTGTAAGGCGATGCTCCAGTGGGACCGGGCCGGTGGAAAGGTGCTCCGGGGGCTTACACGCCGACGACACGCTGAGTACGAGATGTGCATGACTGGAGTTCCCAATGGCCGCGACCTTTAACGCTACGCCGGCCCCCATCGTAGCTGGAGGGCGCACAACTACACAAGTAGCAGCAGCTACCGCAGGGGGGGTTACTACGGGTGGCGGTGTTGACGCCGCTGCTTCCGTACTAGCGCACGTCGCTGACGCTGATCCTCACCCGCAGTACGAGACTGCGGCCGAAGTAGCTGCCCAGGTGGAGGCCCACAGGGTCTCCCTGGACCCCCACGGCGATAGAGCGTACTCTGCCGGAGTGCTGGCGGCCCACGTTGCTGAGCCTGACCCCCATTCGCAGTACGCGAAGAAGGCTGGAGACACATTCACGGGTAGTGTGGGTATTGGCGGCGCCCCAACGCCGGGTGTCGCGCTCGAAGTATTTGGGGAGCTTCGCACCAACCCCTCCAGTGGCCCCAGCGTGCACCGCTTCATGAGTGAGGGTGTAGAACGCGGAAAGATCATAGTAGACGCCGCGAGTGGAATGATCGTGGAGACGGCTGGTGTAGAGCGCCTGCGGGTTAGCCCCACGGGGGTTGTCTACTACAAAGCGGACAACGTGGCTACTAGCCTTGAGGTGGGCTTCCGCGATGCGCCCGTCGTGATATATGACCAGTACAACCCCCAGAATACGCCCTGGCTCAGCCTCCGTGGAAAGATTCTATTCGTAGACACAGAGGACCTGTATCTGCCGGCTGCCGGAGTAATGCCGGTAGGGGCAGAATTCCGCGTCTACGCCAATGGGGCGTTC